GCTCGAGCAGTCGCAGCGCGTGCCGCACGGACATCGTCACGCGCAGGCACGTCATGAGCAGTCCGGCGACACCGCCCGTCTCACCTGTCGTGCTCGTGGCGCTCGCGCTGACAGCGCGCCAGGAGGCGTCGATCAGCGCGCGGTGCGTCTTCGCCGACGTCGCTTGCGGTGCGATGACCACGGTCGGTGGATCGAGGCTCGTGATCCCCACCGCCCGCTCTTCGGCCGTGGTGGCGCGCTGCGGCTCGAGTCCGTCTACCTCCAGCACGCACTGGAAACCGCCCGCGTCCGTGCGCGTGAGCGTGACCTTGGGTCCCGTCGACGCGTCGTACACCACGCTGGTGCTCACGCAGCCTCCAACCAGAACGTGGTGCGCAGCTCGTCGGTGCCCTGGACGTGCTCGACGCGGCCCACCCGCTCGCCGCGCAGCGTGACGCCGGGCACGAGGGAGAACATCTCGGGCGCGAGCAGCACCGAGCCGGCGGCCGGGTCTCGGTCGAGCTCGAGCGCGTCGTAGTCGCTCGGGACTGCGGGCCAGGTCTCTGTACCGACCCACACGGCGCCGGAAGGCAGGACGCGCCAGCGCGCCGCCAGAGCATCGACGACACTCGAGAGCGCCACGCTGGCGCGTCCTGCGGCCCGTGTCCAATACGCGAACGTGGTGCTGAGCACCGAGCGCGTGGCCCCCCCGTCCAAGCGCTCTCCCACCCCCGCCAAAAGATCGCCTATGATCGCGCGCGCGCTCGCGCCCTGGTAGGACCGCGCAGCGAGGTCGCGGCCGAGGCCGCCCGTGCCGCCGACGGCTTCCACCAGCGCCACGCCGTTGACCGCCGCTCCACGCAGCACCGCGCCGGTGTAGCGAACGCTGTCGTCTTGCTCGAGGGTCAGAGTGCCCTCGATGTCGTCCTCTGTGCTGACCTGCAGCGTCGCCACCCAGATCCCTTGGACGGGCAGCGTCAGGCGCATGGCGAGGACCGGCTGGCCGTTGGCGGTGATCATCAGAAGCCGCTACCGGGGATGTCGCCTTCGGAGAAGTTGGGCTCCTCGCCCGACGTGAAGTTGGCCTGTGCGGCGCCCTGGCGCGATGGGCGCAATGCATCGATGAGCGGCTGGACGTTCCAGTCCTCAGGCTCGCCGCTCTCGGGCTTGGCCGCCGGCTTCTTGACCTTCGCCGGCGTGTCGACGTGCTCGTACGCGGAGAACTTCAGGACGAACGAGCCGCCCGGAGCCGGCTGCGGCGACGACACCTGCCGGATCTTGATGACATTGACCCCCCAGAGCCGCGCATTGGGGTGTCCGATCTCGAGCGGCTTGCGCGCGCTGTTCGCCGCGCGCGGCCGCAGCAGGTCGATCCGACGCTCGAGCTCGGGCATCTCCTCGGCCAGCACCTCGATCTCGATGTCGAGCTCGGCGGGCGGGACACCGACGTCTCGGATGCGCGCCTTCTTCCCACCGCGCGGCTTGTGCACCTCGAGCCCACTCGGCAGCTGGATCTCGACGCGCGCCACCCCCGGCATGCGCTTGCCGCCGAGGAACAGGACCTCCCAGTCCTCCCCGGTGATCCAGCTCGGAACCGGCATCAGACCTCCAGCGCCAGCTGCCGAAAGAAGGACTCGAACTCGCGCCGTGCCTCGCGCGCTGCGATCCGCCCGACCTCCTCAGCGTCGCCGCCGCCGTGGATCTCCTGGTGCAGGGTGACGTTGATGTCGCCACGCGGGCCCCCGCCGTCGAACCCGCCCGCCCCCATCGAGGACATGGGCGGTCCGAACGCTGGGCCGAAACCGGCTTCCATCCCGCCGAGGCTGGCCGTCGCCATGCTGCGGCCGGAGGCCTCGACGCGGCGCTCCTCGCGCCCGACGCCCAGCGCGAGGCCGCGCCCCACGTTGCCGCCGATGGCCATCGTCACGCGCGACGGCGAGTGGATGTTGAAGATGTCCTTGAGCGCGCCAAGCGCCTTGCTGCCAACGCTTGCGAGCGTGTCCGCCGGCAGGTTCACCAGCGACCACATGCCGTTGGCAAGGCCTGTGACGACGGCCTTGCCGATGCCGAGCGCCTTCTCCCCCAGCGTCAAGCCCGCGCTGTTGAACACGCCAGCGACGTTCTCAAACCAGACGAAGATGTCCGCCGAGATCTTGGCCAGCGGGTTGATGATGCCCTCGAGCAGCGACTTGCCGATCGAGAAGATGGGGCCCGCGATGGCGCCGAGCGCCGCGCCCACCAGCGAGATTCCCGTCGCCGCAGCCACCGTGAAAGCGGCCAGGTCGCCCAGTGAGCGCCCCAGCGCCTTCGCTGCGCTGTCGCCCCCCGAGAACAGCCCGAAGAGCTCAAACATTGGTTTGACGTTGCTCTCAAACGTCTTGCCGAAGGCCGCCGCGAACGAGTCGGCGAGCACGCCTGCGAACTCTGCGGCGCGTCCGAGCCCATCGGCGATCCGGGAGATCGTCGCAGCGCCCTCGGGACTGCCGAGGAACTTCTCGAGCGCATCGAGCCCGCGCCCGGTCATGGCCGTGAGCGGCGCCGTGACCTTGTCGACGAGGCTGATGCCCGCATCCTGCCCGAGCGACTTGATGCGGTTCAGCATCCCCGTGAACGTGGTGTCCGCGAACTTCGCGCCCGACTGGCCGAGCGAGCTCTGGCCGAGCTTGCGGTTGATGGCCTGCTCGATTGCCTGGAGGCCGACGTCGGCGCTGATCTTGCCAGCTTGCTGGAGCTTCTGGACCTGGTCGCGCGTCTTGCCGCCGAGAATCTTGCCGATCTCCTCCTGCACCAGCACGGTCGAGATGCCGCGCTCGGCGAGCTGCAGCATCTCCTCGCCCTGCAGCCTGCCCTTGCCCTTGATCTGGCCGAGCGCGAGGAAGACGCCCTTGACGTCCTCGGCGCTGTTGCCGAGCGCCTGCAGGTCCGCGCCCATGCGGATCAGGTTGTCGGCCGCCTTCGGCGAGAACTGCAGCGCGAGGAACTTCTTGTATTGGTCGGTGGTGTCGAGGACGTCGAGACCGAACCGCACCGCGAGCGCGCGGGCGTGCTCGAAGAGCTTCTCCGGCATCGCGCCGTGCTTGGTGAGGTTCCCTAGCGCGAGCCGCGAGTTTTGCCCGAATGCAACGAGCTCGAACGTGGCGCCGGCGACCTCCTTGGCGAACCCGGCGACCCGCCCGATCGCCATGGTCATCAGGTTGCCGCCGAAGATGCTCAGCGCGCCGATCGAGCCTCCGCCACCAGCTTTGCCCATGCCTGCGACGAAGCGACCGTTCGCCTCGCGCATCCGCCCGGTGGCATCGCGGAAGCGACCGCTCGTCTTCGATGCAGCGTCCGTCGTACGCGCGAAGCGCCCTGCCGCATTACTAACGCGGCCGAGCGCTTTCTCGACGTCCTTTGCGCCCTTCGTGTTGCCGAGGACTCGGACGGTGAAGTCAGCACCAGCACCCATCGATCACCGCCGTCGACGCCCGCCGCGGCCACCGCGCTTGAGCGCTTTGGCGTAGGACTCGGCGAAGTTCGCCAGGGTATGGACATTATCGAGCAGCTCCGTAGCGATCAGCGCGCCTGCCCAGTCCCAGTCGGTGCCGTCGTGCGCGATGAAGGCCCGCAGCGCGCGCGCTGCCGTGTAGTGGCGCCGACGCGCACGCTTCCAGAGGCTCAGCCTTTTTTTACGGTCACCTCGATGTCGGCGCCGGCGAGGTCGCCCACCGCGTCGCCGATCCGGGCTGTGATCCCCGGATGGGCCTGAAACATCGCCTGAAGGTCCTCGAGCGTGGGATGCACCAGGGTCACCTGCGCGAGCTCGCGGAAGCACGCGCCGCGGCGCTTCTTTCCCAGCGCCTCCTGAAAGTCCTCCCACTCGTCGAGCGTTGGCGCGCGGAACACATAGAGCTTGCCGTCGAGCTCGACGTGCGCCACGCGCCCGTGCTGGCTACCGAGCTCCGTCAATTTGGTCTCGTTCGAACTGTTCACACGTGCTCCTTCTCTCAGCGCGTCGGGGCGGGCAGCCCGAGGTGCGGCACCTTGCCGTTGATCGTGTGGTACATGAACGAGAACGTGACATCCCCGCCGAGCGCTGCCTCGCCCTGCTCGTGCGCGATCGGATTGTCGAGCACGCGGCAGCCGTGGCCTGCGATCTTCACGCTCGGTTGTCCGCGAGCCACGAGGATCCAGCTCAAGCCCCAGATCACGCTGCGCCAGCCGTTGCCGAGATCGGTGAGGAACGCAAGCCGCTCGCCCTCGTCGCTGAACGTGATCGTGCCCTCGCCGAGCTCCATGTTGCCCTCGGTCCGCTTCAGCGGCCAAGGGCGCGTGCCCATGATGGCGGCCTCCGTGGTCGGCTGACCGATCTCGACGTTGGTGATCGCCGTGTAGATGCGGCGTCGCAGCGACAGCTCGGCGCGCGAGAAGGAGTAGCCAAGACCTTCGACATCAGGATAGCCAGACATCGTTCACTCCTTCACGCCGCCGCCGGCAGCGCGACCACGAACCCGACGCTTGTCGTCGCATAGTCGACCGATTGGTACGGCAGGATGCCGACCTCGCCGATCACGACGCCGGTGGCGAGAAAGTTGTGCGTCCGCGAGATGCGGTAGCGGATGTCCTGCACGTACCCAGCAAACCCCTCCGCATTGACGGGTGTGCCGAGCTGGGCGACGAGATCGGCCGAGATGGCGTCCTCGATGATCGTCGCATCCCTGTCGTCGATGACTCCGGGATACTCGACGTCGTCGATCACGACCGTTTCGGTGCGCGTGAGGCGCCCGATCTCGCGCGTCAGCCCGCGGTTGACGGTCTCGCAGGCGATGTCCATCACGATGCCGCGCGGCCACTGCGTGAAGTCGCTCCCGTCGGGCGATTTCAGGCGACCCTGCGTGATGTAGAACCCGTTGAAGTTCTCGTAGGTGCGCAAGGTCGAGACCTTGATGTCGTCGAGGTTGCTCGGCGAGCGGTACTCGTCGTGGAAGATCTTCACGACCTCCGCGAGCGGCCCGCTCTTCACGCGCTTGAGGTCGGTGCTCGGGAGGCTCGCCGCGGCGCGCGCCGCGAAGACGTCGGCAGCGTTGGTCACCGGGAAGGCATGCCCGCTGAACGGCTTCACGGAAGTGCGGCGCACCTGGCCGTGCGCGACCAGCAGCCGGATCGCGGTCACGTCGTCCCAGGCTGCGACGACCGCAGACGCGCTGTCCTCATGCGTCGCAGCGATGATGCCGCGGCGGTACTTGGACGTGTTCGCGAGCGTGGTCAGCTGCGACTGCAGCGCGGCGCCCAGGAGCGCGTGGGCCGTCGCGTCGCCGTTGCCCTTGCTGGTCACGAACTGAACGAAGCGCCAGCGCGTCGGGCTCGCCGCGATCGCCGTGAACGCCGCGGCCAGGTTGGTCGCGTTGGCCGCCGCGCACTTGACCGCGCAGAGGTAGCTGTCGCCAGCCGCGAAGGCGGTGGGCGTGTCGTCGAAGTTGAGGGTCAGCCCGAGGCCCGGGATGGTGAACGTGCCCCCCGCTGGCACGAAGAGCGTCTCGCTGTACGTGCGCTCGGCCTCCGTGTCGCCGACGTAGCCATCGAGGCTGTAGCGGAAGCGCGCCACGCCGTTCGCGCCGCTCGTCATGACTTCGACCCGCACCAGCGCATCGAGGGTCGGCGTGCCCGAGACCGCGAGCACGCCCCCGCCGGCCGTGGTCGTGAAGTCGTAGGTGGCGTTGAGGACGTAGTTGCCCGCCGGGAACGTGACGGTCACGCCCGTGGTCACGCCCGTCGCGCTGAGCACGTAGGTGTTGCCCGTGGGGGTGGGGATCGCGGACGCCACCCAGGTCGTGCCGCCGTCGATCGACCAGCGGAACGCGCTAGTGCCGAGCACACCCGCGGTCGTGATCTGGATGCGGACGTTGTAGTGCCCCGTCGGGTCGGTGCCGGCCACCGTGACCGTCGGCCCGCCGCCCGTGTTCGTGACCGAGCTGAGCGAGCCATCGGCGCCGTAGGTGGGCTGGACCTCGCCTCGCGTGGCCGCGATGCTGGCGGTCATCTTCAGGAAGCCAATGGGCCCGCCGCCCTGGCTCAGGATCTCGGCGGCCGCCTCGACGGCGGGGCCCTCGCCGGCTTCGTCGCGCAGCGTGGTGGGCGAGGAATAGAGCAGGAGCTCGTTCGCCGCGATCGCGCCGCTGCACACGCCGATCACCAGCGCCATCATCGACGCGGGCTGGCTGATCCCCAGGCCGAAGTCGCGGACGTTCTCGGTAGCGCTCGGGATCGCAGACATCAGGCCTTCTCCTTCGGCTTCAGCATCGGGGACATCGCCGGCTCATGGAGCGGCGTGGTCGGGTATGTCGCCGCCGCCACGAGCGCGGCCTCGTAGTCGGCCTGGGTGATCAGGAGGGGGTCGTTCTCGTAGTGAAACGCATGCTTCGACCAGCCGTGCCCCTTGTCCGCCGCGGCGTGCTGCCAATCGGGGTGGGTCTCGCTCTGCGGGATCCGCTTGTCGCGCTTCTTGATGTGGCCCAGGCGCTCGGCCCAGTCCTCGGGCGTGCGCTTGGGCGCGGGCGCGGATCCGCCTGCGGGCGGCGAGCTCGGCGGGGACTGCTCCCGCAGACGCACGCCCGCGTCCTCGCTGATCACGAGCGGGCGCTCGTTCTGGTCGTCTTTCATCGTGTCTCCTACTTGAAGAGCTCCGTGAGAACCTCTTCGGCGGTGCGGATGTATCGCTCACGCCAGCGGCTCGGGATCTCGCCCTTCTCGGGCACCATGCGTCGGCGCTCGACGCCGGCGACCGAAGCCGCGAAGATCGGGCCACCGGGGCCCGGGAAGCGCAGCGCGCGCGCGTGTCTGGGCTTGATCCGCTGGGCCTTCGGGCCGTGGATGCCCGTGCCGTCCTGGTGGTAGCGCGCGTAGTCCTTGCCCGATGCCACGACGAAGCCCTGCGCGGTCACGAACCGCCGGTGCCAGCTGCTCTGCAGGCCGCCCGTGTCGCGCAGGGGCTGACCGGAGCGCAGCTTGAGCGGCGCCCAGCGATCTCCATACGGGTCGGTGCTGGTCGCGAAGCCCTCGCGGATCAGCTCGATGGTCTCCTCCGCGAGGTTCGCCGAGACCACGCGCATCGAGTCCTGCGCCTGCGCGAGCTTGTCCATCCAGCGCTCGAGCTCGGCGAAGTCGCCGGTCAGCTTGAGCGCAAGCATTCACACCTCTTGGGGCTTGATCGATCCGTCCGGCTGCAGCGTGCCGCAGACGTCCTCGACGCCGGTGACGGGCGTGAGCGGTTTGATCTCCTCGGGGACAGGCAGCCGCAAGAGAAAGCGCAGCACGCAGCACGCCACACGCAGCGTGCGGCCGGCCTCGCCGACCTCTTCGGTCCGCCACTCGTAGCCTGGGATCTCGACGACATGGAGGACCCCGCACAGCGCGGCGATGACCTGGTCGAGAAGCTGCTCGGTGAGCTCGCGTGTCTCGGCAAAGAGGTGCGCGTCCACGCGCTCGACGCGCGTCTTGCACGCCTGGATGCGATATGCCGACGCATCGGACGGCAGGCGCCCACCTCCCTGCTTCGGTGGCTCGGTGGTGCCGCCCTGGGTGAGCCACACGATGCGCCGACGCTGCTGGTGCTGCGTCAGCGCAACCTGGTCGTGGTAGTCCTTGACCTGATCGTCCTCCGGCAGCGCTGCGTTGAGCAGCTCGTGCACCGCGACCGCGACTTCCTTGAGCCGGGTCGCCACTTACCAGCCCCGCGGCGGCTTGCCGGATACGACGAAGCTGCCGCCCTCGTCCTCCTCGGGGGTCGAATCGACGATGCCCGGCGGGCTCAGACGCCCATTCGCGAGGCGATCGAACCACTTCAGGGCGCTGTCGCGGTTGTCGATCACGACCTTGTCCGGGCCGCCCGGATCGACGCCGCGTCGGCTGAACAGCTGCGCTGCTGCGAGGTAGGCGGTTTGCTGCCGAAGATCCTCGCCCCACGCCGTGAGCGGCAGTTCGTAAGCCGCGCCGACGAAGCCTGCGGCGACGTCGGTAGCTGCAATGCAGCCGTCAGCTCGTGCGCTCGCGCTGATCTCCGCGATCGAGTGCTCGGGCACGGCGTAGTTCGTGATGTCGGCCGGGTCGCAGTAGGTGACGTGCGCCACGCCGAGGACCGCGAAGGTGACCGTCGTCAGGTTCGCGAGCGCCCAACTGACGCGCACGTAGCGATCGAGACCGCCAGCCGAGAGCTCCGCGACACCAAGCCCGAGAACGTCGAGCTGATCCGCGGCTCGCCATGGATCGGACGGGTCCGCGCGGGTCTCCAGCGTGAGCGTCAGGGTGGGCACCGGGTCCGAGTCCACGGGCGTGAACGTCGTGACGCGCGCTGTGAGCCGCAGAGCACGCCGAAGCGTGCCCATGTCGACGGCGCTGCCGCTGCCGGCAGCTACAACCGCCGCCGAGGCTACGAGATCGACCGCAAGGGGCTGCGTCACGGTCCTTCCTCGCTCACCAGCAGGGCGATCGCCGCCAAGATGGCCTTCGCTTCCCGGCTGCTGAAGCCTTGAAGCTGGAGCTCGCTCTCCGTGGCCCCGTCGAGGTCCTCACGCGTCGTGTAGCCCTGCGCTGCAAGGCGCGTCAGGTGTGGGAAGTCGGTGGGAAGCGCCGTGCCGGGCTGCGCCTGCTGCTTCGTGCGCCACACGCCAGCGAGGTCCCACTCCTCGTCGCGAACCGCCTGCTGGCGCTGGCGGAGGTAGTAGCGACGCGGAACCTTGAGGGTCATGCGGCGCCTCAGTGGCGCTTGTCGCGCCGGTCCTTTCCTTGCGCGGCGGCTGCCGAAGCTTCCACCCCACGCGCCGCGGCCTTCGCCGCCTCGGCTTCGGCCTTCTTCTTCTCGTCGTCCTCGTACGAGAACGACGCATCGTAGGCCTTGCGCTCGGTGACGCGCTGCGCGCGCAGCGCCTTCGCCTTCGGCCGCCGGAAGATCGCCGCGCTCGCCTGCGCCATCAGTCGACCACCTTGCCGCAGATATGCACGTAGCCCGCGCCCGCGGTGAAGGCCGACGTGATCCGGTCGAAGCGGATGGTCGCGCCGGGCTCGAGCAGCACGATGCCGTTCGAGCCGAACTTCGCGCCGATCGTCCCGCCCTTCACGCCCGCCACCAAGGTGGCCAGGACGTCGCCGCTCGCACCCCCGAGGAGGTCGCCCTTGGTGGTGTAGCCGGTGCCGCTCGAGCTCAGGCCGATCGCGCTGCTCGAGCCGCCGGTGAAGGCCGTAATGACCTCCCAGAATGTCCGCTCGAGCAGCATGCGTTTGCCGGTCGGCACGGTGAACAGCACGGCAGCATCGGCGAGCGCGTAGCTGATCGCGAGCTTGAGTGCGAAGACGTTGGGCACGTTGAGCTGCCACGTGCCGTCGGACTGCATCTTGCCCTGCGGGTGGCCGAACGGGGACTTCTCTGCTGAGGCGGTCATGGTCCTGTGTCTCCTTCGAAAGCGCCTGGATCGGAGCGGGTCGCCTCGCTCAGTTCGTGACGATCTTGACGATGCCGGGCTTGGTGCCGGCGCCACGCACGCGCTTGTACCGGTGCGCGGCCCAGTACATGTGGATCGCGATGATGTCGGTATCGGCAAGCGGGTCGAAGCCGACGCGCACGCGCGGCGTGCCCTGATACCAGAAGGCCAGCGCCGCGCGCTTGGCGATGATCGAGGTGTACTTCGGAGGCGTGTCGGTGCTCTTCGCGTTCTTGTCCGACACGACGACGGGGACCCCCGCGAAGCGCGCGACCGTGCCATCGTTGGCATCGGTGAGGATCGGGCGATT